TCTCCAAGAAAAGAATTGTTGCAAACTTCAATTTTTCTGTTGACTTTTATTAGAATTTGTAGTATAATAGATATTATATTATGGAGGTTACAAACCTATGGCTGTGAATACTGCAAAGCGTCGTGCAAAGAATAATGCAATTCTGTTGTCACAAAAGAAGTTCGAACCATCACTCGACCAACTGGACTTTACGACCAGTCTGAGTCGAGCGTTGACATACTACTCTGTCAACACTGGTGCAAAAGAACAGAAGATGTTTGCGATTGATTTCTTTCTAAAGAAAGAACCCAAGATTGCTAAACAACTCAAGAAACTCCCCGACTACAAATTTACCACATTTGGTTCACTATGTCGTCTCATGTCAAATGAGCAGACTGACTTGAAGCAACTGAGTAATGTCAGTCCATTCTACACTAACACATTGAAAGTGTTGTTAGAGGATGCAAAGAAAATTGTTGAACAGATTGAAGTCGAAAAACTACCTACCAATGTCATTTCCATTCAACAGCGAATGGAAGAGAAAGCACATGACCTTGCTGCAGAAATAGATGGAGCAATAGATGAGTTTACCCAAACGAAGAGTTCTAACTTCTCGACAAAGAATTATCTACTATCAAACGAAGTGGCAGCACCAATTGCAAAGCGAATTGGAGAGTTCTATGTTGGACAGTTGGAAGAGATTCGTGAAGCCATCCAAGGTGACGATGACCAACTTACCGAAGGATACTCGCATTTTACAAAACGAGAGCTAAAGAAGTTTGCTGAGTTCTTGGAAGGTATTATTACTGATTGCAGTCAGCAAGTACAGACTGCCAAAGCGAATCGTGCCCCACGAAAGCGTAAAGCACAACCACCAAGTAAAGTGGTTGCCAAGATGAAGTACATGAAAGAATTTACTGACTTGAATCTTAAGTCAATCAAACCAGAGACGATTGTTGGATCGTCTGAAGTATGGGTATACAACACGAAATATCGTAAGGTAACTGTTTACAAAGCAATCAATGATGTGCTCACAGTTAAGGGTACTACAATTATCGGATTCGATGTTAAAGAATCCAAAACACAGATGTTACGCAAGCCAGATGTATTCTTTAAGGGATTAGTACTGGGTAAGCGACCATTGAATGGTGCAATGAAACCATTAACCACTACGGTAACTGTACCGAATGGTCGTGTCAATGAAGAATGTATTTTGCTGGGAGCATTTTAATATGATATTAGTTGATTATAGTCAGGTGGCACTTGCAGCCATCCTAACCTTCCAGCGTGAGTTGAAGGGTAGTGAAGCAGAGGTGAAGAATCTTATTCGTCATGTGACTCTGTCCACTCTCAAGTCATACAAGAAGAAGTATGGTAAAGATTACGGAGAGTTAGTCATCTGTTGCGATGGTCGTAAGTACTGGCGCAAGGAATACTTTGAGTTCTATAAAGGTATGCGTAAGAGCAATCGAGATAAATCAGATCTGGATTGGAAGTTGATCTTTGATACACTATCAGAGATGCGTACTGACCTTGCAACACACTTTCCTTATCGTGTATTGCATGTGGATCGTGCAGAAGCAGACGACATCATTGCAGTACTGGTAAAGTATATGCAAGAGAATCTCCTAGTAGTACAAGGATTGGTTGAAGAGCCACAGAAGGTATTGATTCTGTCCTCTGATAAAGACTTCAAGCAGTTGCAGTTGTTCAACAATGTGAAGCAGTGGTCTCCGATGCAGAAGAAATACATTACTGCAACTCAGAAAGAAATCATTGAGCATAAGATTGAGCATATCGTTAAGGGTGATACAGGTGACGGAGTTCCAAACATCCTGAGTAAAGACGATGTATTCATGAAGGGTGAACGACAAAAGCCAATGAGTGCCAAACGACTGCAAGAGTTCTTTGACAATGGATTCATTGCGTGTAAAACTGATGAAGAACGACGCAATTGGCAACGCAATAGTGTACTGGTTGACTTTGATCACATTCCGCCTGATGTTTCTGAAGACATTATTAAAGCATACATAAATACACAACCGAGTGGTGATAAGATGACTATCATGAATTATTTGATTGAGCATCGTTGCCGTTTACTATTAGACGAACTAGAGGATTTTTAATGAAACAATATGTGACCGAAATGCTTAAAGAGATCAATGACGATCCAAAGACACTTGAGAAGCACAAGAATGAATTTCTGCTAAAGGTATTGTTTGCTCACAACTTCTTGCCATCGCACAAGATGCTATTACCTGAAGGTGAGCCACCATTTAAACCTGCTGATCAACCAGTTGGAATGTGCGACACAAACTTATTTCTTGAAGCAAAGAAAATGTATGTGTTTATCCGTCAGGATTTGAAGCCAGTTAAACGAGAAGGATTGTTTATTGGTCTGTTGGAAGGTATCCATCCTACTGAAGCTGCAATTCTTATTGCAGTTAAAGATCAGAAGTTGCAGAAACTGTATCCAAAGATTACATGGAAACTTGTATCAGATGCAGGTATCATTCCTGCAATTGCTCAATGGAAAGAAAAGACTGCAACAAAATAACGCTTGACATGCAAGACTGTTTGTAGTATAATTATATTAACTGAACACATTATGAATGGAGTGAATTATGCCGAATTGGTGTTATAACAGTGCAACATTGCACCACGATAGTAAAGAAGTGATTGATGGTCTTGAGCAAGAACTTTTAAAGGAAGATGCTCAACCATTTAACTATTTGCGACCAAGTCCTACTGGTGAGTGGGACTATGGTTGGTCTTGTGAGAATTGGGGTTGTAAGTGGGATGTTTCCATGATGGATTGGGAACGAGATGGTGATAACACCATCCTCATGCACTTTGATTCTGCTTGGTCTCCTCCAATTGCTTTGTATGAACACTTAGAGACAGAAGGTTGGTCTGTTCGTGCATTGTATCATGAACCTGGAATGGGATTTGCAGGTCGTTTCGAAGATGGCTTTAACGAAGACTTTGAAATGGATTGGACAGATCGTGCTTCGATTGAAGAATTACCTGAGGACATTCTTGACTTTACCAATGCTATTGAAGAGTTAGAACGATACGAAGAGGAAGAGTTCGAACAAGAACTCAATGCCTTGGAACGAACAGACTGGTATGGTGTTGCAACTAATCCAGACAAAGTTGGTCGCTATGAAGTAACAACTACGCAGTACGAACATCCACAGTATTGTAATTGGGATGGTACGACTTGGAGTCGTTGGGATGGTGACGAAGTTGAAGTGGTTAAGTGGCGAGGTCTCATTGAAGAGCACTGGGATGCAGCTGCAGCATTAGATAAAATCATCGAGGATTCAAAGGCATAATGTGAAGAAGTTTGCTATATTATGGTTGGTGCTTTGTGCCAATGCCTACGCAGATGTTTCGTTTGGAACTGGTGAAGCACCTGACTGTGAGTTAGCAAAAGCATTTGCAGTCAGTGATGCGATCGAACGATACGCTGAGAAAGAGTTTGAAGTAAAGAAGCAACAGATTTGCAGAGAAAGAAATGCAGAAGGTGTTGACTGCGAATATATTAAGAAGACTGAGGTTGAATCTGCTGGTACTCTGAAGAGAGTTATAACAGAAAAGATTAAACCGAAGAAAAGTAAATTTGTAGATACATGTGTTGTTGAAGTTAAGGTTGAGATTGAACCAAGCAGACAACTGGCAGGAGACATTGAGAATGCCAGTAACATTGCAGTCAATGGAGAACGATACAAGTTTGATGTTATTACTAAAGAGCCATTGTATGTATACTTGTTCAGTGTTTACGGAGACAAGATGCATCAAATGTATCCTTATGATGGAATTAAGAGCAATCTTATTGATGGGAAGTTAGTATTACCAAATGGTATCTGGTGGAACGCAGACATTATGTCTAATGATCCACAAAGCAAAGATACACTGATGGCAATATTTTCCAAAGTTAAGATTACTTTTAGAAGCAGTATGACGAGAGATGAGATTTATCGACAGATTTCGTCATTGCCTATCAATGCTAGGCGAGTAGTGTACCACAATTTTGTGATTAAACGGAGAATTTGAAATGAAATATATTATGATTTGTACAATGGCATCTGTGATAGCCTTATCAGGATGTTCAACCTTTAAGGCAGACCCCAACAAAACAGTTGAGATTCCAGCCAACAAACTCGATAACATTCCTCAATGGTATCTTGCAAAAGATCCAGATGACACGAAGTTTATCGTGGTCACTGCGACTGATGTATCGAAAGATATGCAGTTTGCAATTGACAAGGCAACACTCAATGCCAAGATTCAACTTGCAGCACGACTAAAGACCGATGTTGATTCTGTTACTCGTGAGTCCACAATTGAAACTGCTGGATCTGGTTCTGCTGTTGAACGAGAGATCGATCGTGTATCAAAGGTTCGTGTGAAGCAAGCACTTGGCATGTTCAAACGAGAGAACATCGCTGTGTTCAAAGAGGGTGATGTGTATCGTGCATATGTGCAGTTTAAGATTGCAACAGAAGATGCTAAACGATTGACACAACCAGCTAACGCTAACAAGAATCGTGAAGACAAGTTCAAAGAGTTGGAAGATGAACCAAAGGTATCTGCAGTTGCGCCAAATACAATGCAGTTGATGCAAGTGGACAATGAAGAATATAAACGCAAGCGTGATGAAGCATTACAGAAACCTGGAGCAGTCGTAGGACAAGCAGTAGTACGATGAAACAAAAATGGATTGATGCATTCATGGACACTGCGGAGAGATTCGCCCAGTTGTCCAGTGCAAAGCGATTGCAGGTTGGTGCGGTTGTCGTAAAAGACAATCGTATCATTTCAATCGGATACAATGGTATGCCAGCTGGATGGACAAACGAATGTGAGAACATCGTGCAACATTCAGATGACACAATTACAACAGTAACAAAAGATGAGGTTATACATGCAGAGGCAAACGCAATTATCAAATTGGCTCGTGATGGTGAATCAGGCAATGGCTCCAGTTTATTCTGCACTCATGCTCCTTGCATTCATTGTGCTAAGTTAATTCATGGTGCAGGTATAGATAAAGTTTACTATCGTCACTCTTACAGAGACGAGGATGGTGTATCTTTCTTGCAAAAATGTAAAATAAATGTTGAAAAAGTTGACTTTAATTCAATAGTGAACTAAAATAGTGACTAAATAGATTACTGTCTGAAAGAAAACCCTACAAGATGTAAGGTTATTTCAGATAGTGCTTGACAAATAATCAAAGGTGTAGTATAATTCAATCATGAAATCGAAAATGATATCCAAACAAATGCAAAGACATCTCCCGCTATTAAGTGGCTGGACATGCTCACGCACATCATTTGGATATAATGCGATTGAGGATGCCGAGGGTTTGGATAAGAAGTAACTGACACCAGTCTACTTACCCAAACCCTCTGAGATGAAAGTCCAGAGGGTTTTTTGTTTTATAGCCATCGTGCTAGTAATATTGTTCTTTTACAATTCGGGATTCTGTTGGGGATTAGTTAAGTGGTATAACATCGGATTTTGATTCCGAGATTACAAGTTCGATTCTTGTATCCCCTGCCAAACAAATGCGCACTCTAACTCAAAAGGTGACTAGTGGGCTCATGTCCATGTAGTGCGCATCTGTTTGGGAGTATAACTTAGTGGTAAAGTAGTAGGCTTTTAACCTATTAACCAGAGTTCAATTCTCTGTGCTCCTACCAATTATGGTGTTGTTAGTTTAGTGGTAAAACTACGGATTGTGATTCCGTCATCATGAGTTCAATTCTCATACGACACCCCAAAGAATACTTGCTGCTTTAGCTGATGTGGTCATAGCAGGGGATTGAAGATCCTCGGAAAGTAGTTCGATTCTACTAGGCAGCACCAAGATTATTGCCAATTAGCTCAGAGGTAGAGCAATCGCTTGATAAGCGATAGGTGAGTGGATCGTTACCACTATTGGCAACCAAAGTTATGGAAGATAATGCAGCGGGGTTGGTCCTGCGACCAGCCTTGAAAACTGGGTTCTGAGAAATCGGATGGGGTTCGACTCCTCTGTCTTCCGCCATATTATGTGCCTCGTTATTTCAGTGGTAGAATGTCTCCTTTACACGGAGAAGGTCGGCAGTTCGAATCTGTCACGAGGTACCAAGTTTTGCGTCATTAGTTCAACGGATAGAATTAGAGTCTTCGAAACTCAGGATGGTGGTTCGATTCCATCATGGCGCACCAAAATATAAGGAGAATGTTATGGATGATTTAGTTTATCGTTTACAAAAGCGTGCTGAAATTCGTAGACAAATACAAAGTAGAAAATCTGTTCAAGAAGGTAAGCCTGATAGAATATCGGATTTGCTAGAAGAAGCAGCAAATAGGATTAAAGAATTGGAAGATGCGTTGCAAGGTGCGACAGAAGTTTGCTAAACTTCCGTTCAGAAATGGGCTGACAGGTTCGATTCCTGTATCTTCCGCCAAACATGGGCTGGTAGCTTAATGGTAAAGCAGTGAACTCATAATTCATTGAGTCTGTGTTCAATTCACAGTCAGCCCACCATTGACTTGCAAGATTGTTTGATGTATAATAGAGTTATTGCGAGTGTGGTGGAATGGTATACACATCAGACTTAAAATCTGACGCTTAATTGATTGAGGGTTCAAGTCCCTCCACTCGTACCAATACGGCATTCGTTCAACGGATAGGACATGGTTCTTCTAAAGCCAGAATGGTGGTTCGATTCCTCCATGCCGTGCCAGAGATAAATGTAGGTGGAGCCAGTTGGACAGGCACTGGATTGCAACCCCATGGAAGTGAGTTCGATTCTCACCACCTACTCCAGATAGTTGTTGACTTGTAAGAAGTTTTGATGTATAATAGTTGTTCTTCAAAAGTCCACTCTAAATCTGCGGTAAATACGCAGTGTGTGGCAGGGATGGCTTGATTGTTGCAACTCGCCTACAATCTCCCATGCAAGCAAGTTTGGTAGTTCTTGATAAAAACTACCACTATGCACTGTTCGTCTATCGGTTAGGACATGCGGTTTTCATCCGCATAAGAGGAGTTCGATTCTCCTACAGTGTACCAGATTTAATTACATTGGTTACCAAGCCAGTAGGTAATTCAGATAGTGAGTAACCAGTTGACGGACTGGCACTTCTGAGTTACACGAAAGATGGAAATCAGCATAGGCTTCGATCAGTAGTCACGCTGGAACAACTTGGAATGTAATGTGTGCGACAGACAAGTCCATGGACGGCATGGTAGGGCAGGTTCAAAACTGTTTATTCTGTCAAACACCCAGTGTAATTAAATGTGGTATTAGTTTAGTGTTATCAAGGTATGTGGTCTGATCAATCACTACTCGACAGTAAGGGTGCGACCGACACTGTCTGATATAACTGTTATTCGCTTGTCAGTGCTAGCTACATTGTTGACAAATTGGCACGATAACACTAAACTAATATCATTGGAGCAATTGATGCTATGGCGTGTGCATCCTCAGACTGTAAATCTGATCCCTCTGGGTAAACAATCTTGGTTCGACTCCAAGTTGCTCCACCAGTTTTTAGGCTCGTTAGTATAATGGTCATTACAGCGGATTGTCTATCCGCTTATGGGAGTTCGATTCTCCCACGAGTCGCCAAGTTTTGTGGTAAGGAAAGCAAAAGGAGAATGGGCAAGTTGGGGTGCATCCTGACTAGATACCTCACCTGCCACAAATTTATTATCGCAGTGTATGGAAGTGGTCATCCGTCTGGTCTCATAAGCCATGAAATCGTTGGTTCGAATCCAACCACTGCAACCAAATGCGCAAGTGGTGGAATGGTATACATGCGAGTCTTAGAAACTCGTGCCGAAAGGATTGAGAGTTCGAGTCTCTCCTTGCGCACCAATGGTGATGTAGCACAACGGTAGTGCAACTCCTTCATACGGAGTAGGTTAGTGGCTCGATTCCACTCATCACCACCAAAGTTTTCTCGGGTTAGTTTAATGGTAAAATTCGTGCTTTGGGAGCATGTGTCGGAAGTTCGATTCTTCCACTCGAGACCAAGATAAGTAGAAATGTATGAAACGAATGGCATTATACTTGCATCATCCTGAGTGCTCAGAAGACTGTGCATTTGCGATGGTACATTCGTTATCGTCAGAGTATCAGATAAGAATTTTTACTGAGAAGGAATTAGATGATGATAATTTCTTTGACAATATTGACATTATTGCTTTTCCTGGTGGTATTGGTGATAGCGACAGTTATCCTAATTTCTTCACTAGAACAAGAGCGAATCGAATCGCCAGATTCTTGGATGGTGGTGGTCACTATCTTGGCATCTGCATGGGTGCTTATTGGGCTGGAAGCAGGTATTTCGATATACTTACTGATGTCAGTCCAGTTCAGTACATAAAGAGACCAAATGCCACTGTTCGTAGAAGTTATGGAACAGTGACTGAGATAGAATGGAATGACACAAAAGAACAAATGTACTTTTATGATGGTTGTGCACTAATTGGTGAAGAAGATAAATTCAAAACAATCGCACGATATGCCAATGGTGATCCAATGGCAATCATACAAGGAAGAATAGGATTGATAGGTTGCCATCCAGAAGCACCTTTGTATTGGTATGAGAAACCATGGCAATACATAAACAAACATTGGAATGATGGAAGACATCATACATTGTTATTAGATTTTGTAAATGAGTTATGCCCTATTAGTTAAATGGTAGAACACCTGTTTTGTAATCAGGTAATGGCAGTTCGATTCTGTCATGGGGCACCAGATAAAATAACTAGGAGACAACTGTTGAGAAACATGAAAGGTAAGAAAGTTAAAGAATTTGGTAGTGTTGTTGTGGTTGAAGAAGGTAAGTTTGAGAAAGCATTCAGACAATTCAAAAAGAACATAGAAGAAAGTGGATTGTTAATGGATATCAGAGAAAGACAAGCATACATTAAACCAACCACGAAAAGAAAAATGGCAAAGAGTGCTGCAAAGAAACGCTGGAAGAAGAAACTAGCACAGCAGTCAATGCCTGATAGATTGTATTAAGATTATTCCGCAGTAGCTCAGTCGGTAGAGTAGATGACTGTTAATCATTTGGTCGGTGGTTCGAGCCCACCCTGTGGAGCCAGTATTGGGGGATTAGTGATAATGGGAGCACATGTGCTTTGCAAGCATGAAGTGGGAGTTCGATCCTCCCATCCTCCACCAATGCTCTGTTAGTTAAATGGTATAACAGTTGATTAGTAATCATCAATTGGGAGTTCGATTCTCTCACGGAGCACCAAATTAGGAGTTAGTAATGGCAATGAGTGATGGTGGTAAAGGTAGTAGTCCTAGACCATTCGCTATACCAAAGAATGAATTCGATGATAAGTTTGATACAATCTTTGGAGAGAAGCGAACATTCTGTGATGTATGTGGTAGAAAATTCAGTTGGTGTTCGTGTAGAGCAGCACCAAAGGAAATGTGTGACGCTATTGATAAAGCGTTGGGTATAGAAAGATAATGTCTCGATGGTGTAATGGCAGCATAATGGTCTCCAAAACCATTGGTTGGGGTTCGAGTCCCTATCGGGACGCCAAGTGCGGGGTTAGTTTAATGGTAAAACTGTAGATTTCCAATCTTCCGTTGAGAGTTCGATTCTCTCACTCCGCTCCATTTAAGATAGAGGTGTATAATGCGTAAAGATATTGACATTGATGAAGTGAAAGACTTTATCATGGCACAGAGTCCTGAATCAAAGATTTATATCGGTGGTGACTCTGAACGATTTAATATCGGAAATGAATTCTACGCTGATTACATCTTAGTGATTGTTGTTCATATCAATGGTAATAATGGTTGTAAAATCTTCGGTGAAGTCTCTCGTGAGAGATGCTACGACCAGAAGAAAGATAAGCCAAGAATGCGATTGATGAATGAGGTTTATAAGATTGCAGACCTATACCTAAAACTGCATGATGTGTTAGAGGACAGAGAAGTCCAAGTGCATCTGGATATTAACCCAGACGAAATGCATGGTTCATCTTGCGTAATCAACGAAGCAGTTGGTTACATTAAAGGTATGTGCAATGTAGTTCCATTCGTAAAGCCAAACGCATTTGCAGCATCCTACGCTGCAGACAGATACAAGTCTTACATGCGTGCAGCATAATTTGACATGCAGGGTTTATTATTGTATAATAAGTAGTAAGAGTGCGGGATTAGCTCAGTTGGTAGAGCGTAACTTTGCCAAAGTTAAGGTCGTCAGTTCGAACCTGATATCCCGCTCCAACAATATGGAGATATTATGACAGAACAAATTACACCAGTACCACTAACCTTTAAAGAGCAGTGGGAACAAAAGAAACTACTTAAACGAGCCAAGAAGAAAGCCAAGCATACTCTGCAAAGCCAAGGATTTGGTCGTAGAGAAGCTGGTAAGGCAGTCAATAAGGCAGTGACTAATCTGGCACAGAAGCCCATGAAAAAGTCTGCTGGTCGAGGTAGATAAACTCAATCCCACTTATGTGGGATTTTTCACATTAAGGATAATATGTTTGAATGTATCATAGCAGGTGATTCAATTGGAGTGGGAATCGCCAATGTAAGAAAAGAATGCGTTGCCTTCGTTAAGGGTGGAATTAACTCGCACCAGTGGATAAACAAAAACATTCAGAATACACCACTCATTGCGGATCATGTCATCATCTCTCTTGGTTCAAACGATGCGTTCGTCAAGGACACTGAGGAAGAACTACGAACTATTCGTAAACTAACCAGTGCACAACGAGTCTATTGGATCATGCCAAGCGATAAGTTTCCAAAGGCACAGTCAGCAGTCTGGCATGTGGCGAATGAGCATAATGATATTATCCTAAGAACAGATCGTATGCAGAAAGATAATATCCACCCATCATGGGCAGGATATAAAGAACTAGGGGAGAGAGCACGATGAACATTAAAGACTATCAGATGGAGCCAAAGAAACCACTATCATTCGAGGAATGGAAGGGTAATATTGCTCCACAATATCAGGGAGAAAAACTAAAGGCATTCGATCGTCTGCATAATGTAGACTATAAGAAAGAATTCGATGAGATGCTCCAAAGGGAATATGCGGAGTACTGTGACAATCTTAACGGAAACTGGCTACTACGATGATTACAAAAGAGAAACTAGAAAACCATATCAAACATCTCCAAGAGAAACACGATATATTGGATAAGGAAATCTGGGAACTCGACTGTCTCTATGATGAATCAATCGAGTGTCATAATCTAAAGAAAAAGAAGCTGAAACTAAAGGATGAGATAGAAGAATGCAAGAGAAAACTGGCAGTGCTATAATGCAGTGGTTATCGGGGATATTTACTATATTCATAGTGCTTCCGATTAGTATAATTGTTCAATTCTTCAAGTTCGTATTGATCGATATTCCCATGGCTGCAGGTGAGAAAGATGACAAAGACTCCAAGTGAACCTAAACTCATTCGCTACAGAGATGCAGGAATGAATACCTATACATACTTCTGGACTATCGATGGTCGAGTTGTATCACCTTATTTTGACGATGAAACCACAGCAAAGGAATGGAAATATGGAAACAAATGAAGCCAAAGAAACAAAAGCAATCCTAGCAATGGGAGAGAAACTAGCAACCTATGAGACAGAAATCGCTCGACTAACTAAACGAGTCACTGAACTAGAGACAGTAATCGCCAATCAACGAGCAATGATAAACGAACTACAATGACACAAGAAGTAATCCTCCATAAAGACGACCTCAACGCAATTCTTGAGTTCGCAAACAAATATCCCGACTCCGACTATATTACTGTCTCTTGTGATTCTTCCTCGGGAATCGGAATTTTAGTCTCAGCATCAATCCGCACTGTGATCAACGAAGATCCAGTAATCATAATCAAACAAATCGTGGACGAATCATCATGGTAACCCATCACTACGCAATACTCACTAAATCACCTCACTTTGGCTCTGTGATCAACTATATCAAAGAGAATAATCTAACCTTTGAGCCACATCTAAATCGTACTCGTTTTTGGCTTCCAGAGGAATTACACGATGACTTCATCAATAAACTTGGTGGGCACTGTGACTTTGTTCCTAGTGACCAAGATCTAATTACTGGTAATCGTGGATGAGTCGTCATGGTAGAGAAAGAATGTAATCCTCATCCAATGGCTCCACATGGCTTTCTAAGAAATGCCTCTCATAATGCAGGTCGTTATGTATGTGAGTGTGAGTATTGGGATGAAAAGGGCTATGAACTCGCTACACTGGAAGAAGCAGAGGAATTCGATAAGAAACGAAACTATGAGTATACAGAGAGATGCCCATGGGATGAATGGAAGCCAACTAAGGATATTGTATGAACCAAGAAGAATACATTAAGTTTCTAGAAGAGAGACTGAAACACTCGGATGACCAGTTAGAGAAAGCCATGGAGATGCTGGCTACACTAATGAGTAAGATGCCAGTGAGTGAATGATGCATGGTGGACAGATATTCCAGAAATACACAGTTTCAGTGAATACAAAGGCGAGTGATGGGATACAAATCAAAAACATGTCCTAAGTGTAACGCTGTGCACAACAAGCGTGGTGAGTTCTGTAGTCGCTCGTGTGGCAACCAGAAGAAACATACTCCAGAAACCAAGAAGAAAATCGGTGATGCTAAGTCGGCATGGCTCACTAGTGGTGATGAGAAAGCAGAAGCACAAGTCCATTCCTTCACTAGTCTCGGTGCTAATAAGACACCTGACCCTGTCGCACCTATTAGGGATAATATGGGTACTGGTCGGTTTGTTCAGGATGGCGACCTGTGGGAAGAAGTCTAGTTTGCAACTTGCAATTTAGATTTGATTTATACTTGACGATGCGGTATACTTACGGTGTTAGGGTTGATCGAGAGTAGAGATAGAGACAGAGAGACAAGTAAGTAAACACTAACTAAGGGTTATTCGAGAGACGACGAGTCTGGGTAATAACCCTTTAGTCTGTAAGGGTATTCCATAAAGTTGTTGTCGTTAATTCCGATTTAGGGGATAATTCTCTTATTGAATCGAGAAAAGGACTTAATTATGACTACAGCAAATATCACCTTCGACGGAACCAACTACATCGCTAAAGTGGGTTCTAAGACTATCAAATCTTACTCTAAGAAATATGTGGAGCGCAAGGTGCAAGCAATGGTGGGTGACATGGAAGTCCATATCGCTGCTGTTGCTGAAAAACAATCCAAATATGACATTAACACTCGTTTCGGTTTCGTTGAGAAATTGGTCACGATGGTTGCTACTGGTGTTCAGCCTAGTGCTGTTATTACTGGTGAAGGTGGTTTGGGCAAGACTTATACAGTCACTAAGACGCTGGAAGCGCATGGCTACAAAGACATTTCTGATTTGGCTGAATTCCAAGTTGGTTCGGTGATTAATACACGCAAGTGTTTCACCATGGTTAAGGGTTACTCTACTGCCAAGGGTTTGTATCGTACTCTCTTCGAAAACAACAAATCCATCATCGTGTTTGATGACTGTGATGCTGTTCTTCGTGACCCTGTTGCATTAAACTTGCTTAAAGGTGCTTTGGACTCTTACGGTAAAAGAATCATTAGCTGGAATGCTGACATGAAGGATGATGACCTTCCACGCAGTTTCGACTTTACTGGTCGTGTGATTTTCATCTCTAACATGGTACAGGACAAGATCGACCAAGCCATCCGTAGTCGCTCTATGATGATCGATCTAAGCATGTCTCTAGACCAGAAGATCGACCGCATGGAGTTTATTGCAAAGAGTGATGAGTTCCTCCCAGAGTACGATGCTACTATTAAGAGTGATGCTCTTGGTCTGATTCGTACCATCAAGAACGAGTGTTCCGAGATCTCCCTCCGTACCCTTATTGCTGTTGCAAAGATTCGTGCCAGCAACAAAGAGTGGAAAGACCTTGCTACTTACATGTTGACTGCTTAATATGTTAAAGTGGATACTCGTGGCAGTAATAGTAGTAGCATTCCCTACTGAGGTGGGGCATCTACTGGCAGAGTTAGTAGTAATAGTAAAAGAATCGTTGACAACAATGATTGCAGCTTACAACAATAAAGGGATATAAAATGTTCGCTATTGACAAAATAACTGGTAATCGTGTTAAAATCCTTCGCAATGGTGCTGCTGGTGCCGAACGATGTGTAGTCATTCGCCATCCAGACGGCAGCGAGCAACTTCAATTCAAAACTCTGTTAATTTCTTGCAAATAATTTAAAGGACTTGAAAATGATTAGATTTATCGTGGGACTAGTAATAGTAATGGGTGCAGTTGGTGGTATGGAAGAGCCAGAGAATTCACTGTTGGCACTAATGGGTATAGCAGCAGTAGGACTGGCACTGATGTACTTTGGATCTGAGAAGATGAAACAGTTGTAATCTGTAGAGGGATTAGGGGACATAAAATATAACACAGGGACTCCTACCCGATGGGCTATGCGGAGGGTTTAGGCACATCATAATTACATCCTTGTCTTTAATTCGATATTAGGGTATAATCTCTATAGGGTTGCAGTGTTGGAAATCAGATTGCTGCAAAAAAATTCCCGAGAAAAATTTCACTATGAAAGGTTGCATATGAACGGCATGTGTATTGGACAAGAATTGATTGTTATGGCTAGTGGTAGCAAAGGAAAATCTATGAACGAATATTATCAGTATCTAGACGCACTTAGAGAATCAGGTGTGACTAACATGTATGGGGCTGGTGCTTATCTGCAGGATCGATTTGATCTCTCTAAGGTAGAAGCCAGAGATATACTAACAGCATGGATGAAACAATTCACAAAATGATTAAATCAAACGAAATGGCTACAACTGTTGGTCACTGCGAGAACTGTCTATACGACATTAAGGAAGCCATTGAAACGAATGGATCCGAAGACCAGCGACACTATCTAGAGAAAGCACTCATGTATTTGGAATGGTTGTACTCTGACCTACAGGAAGAAGAATGACTAGTCTAATTGCAATGGCAATAATTATTATCATGGAGTTAGTATGGCCAATGTAAAGAAGGGTAATCTTACATCTCCTCCCCAATGGTGGAAACATCTAAGAGATTGGAAGAGAGTGTTTTGGAAGTCTGAACGACAGGCACAGAAGAAAGATATTAAAAATGAGTCTTGATGTTGATTTAATGGTTATACAACCCACGAGTATCTTCTCTATGAATATCACTCACAATCTTGGGAAGATGGCTGGAGCAGTTAAACTAGAGAATGGTAAGACTCTCTATGAGGTTCTATGGCGACCAGACGAGCATGGTTATTACACTGCCAGCGATATTGCTTCGTTACTGCATGAAGGGATGGTTAAGTTAATTTGCTCTCCCGAGGAATATAAGAGATATAATCCAGAGAACGGATGGGGTGAATATGATGGTCTCGTGGAATTTGTGAAACAATACTATAATGCTTGTCTAACGAATCCAGAAGCAGAACTGAGGGTAAGTCGATGAGAACTGCAGATGCAATTGTAATAGTGTTATTGATTGTTTTAGTGTTTATACATCTTGCATATTAATGCTTGTCTTGCAAGATTGATTGGAGTATAATAGTATTATGATAAAAACTGAAAATGAACATTTGTATCCTACTGGTGGATTGACTATTCCCTATGAAGTTGGGCATGGCATTACACTGGCATCTTTAATTGACTCTAGAGATTATCTCCAGAGCGAGTTGGACCAGTGGAATGAGAATCCCAAGGATGAGTTGAATCCAGATGGTTATTGGATGCATCCTGATGATGTCGTGAATAACGGAACACTAATCCGTGCAATGAATTTATTGATTGGATATTACGGTGGCTAAATTTTGGATCCCCATAATAGTGGGACTAAGCATAACAGGGTGTGGACACTTCACGAAGGTTGAGAATGTCTACATTGATAATAGTGCTTCCAATAATCTTATCGGTAATCCCTGTAAGTTCTATATTGGTCTACGAGGTGAGCAGTACTGTATGACTGAGATTCCAAAGTTTCAAGCAAGGAATCCAGACAATCCCTATAAAAAGGAAAACCAATGAACGAAGAATTTAGTTCATCTTGGGCATTACAAACAGACCATGTAAACAGATATGCCTTTATTGAAAATGCATTTAGTGTATCCGAGTGTGATTACATCATAAAGAACATTACAGAAAAACATAGGGATGAATTTTTCAGTGGAACTGTAAATACTTTGGATAAAGAATATAGAAATTCAAATATTTTCTTTATGAAACCAAATGACTCAATGAGATGGGTATACCAGAAACTAACTGACTATGTTAATAATGTAAATGCCGAATTCTTTAAATTTGATTTGTTTGCTTTTGGAGAATCTTTACAGTTCACAGAATACAAAGCACCAAGTGGAAAATACAATGCACACATTGATCAGATTAGCGGTGGAGTGATTCGTAAGTTATCCATTGTTGTTCAGTTAAGCGATCCATCTTCTTATGAAGGTGGAGACTTTGAAATTATTGATAGTGAATTCCCAACAAAGTTATCTAGAACACAAGGTACATTGCTGGTATTTCCAAGTTATACATTACACAGAGTAACAGAAGTTACCAAAGGAACTCGCCACTCATTGGTGGGCTGGATTAACGGAACACCATTTAAGTGAGAAAATAAATGACAGATGAAAACCTAATTGAAATATCACGAGGTGTTGACAGCTACATAACAACACTCTTATCAAGATACGAAATAACTCCATTATCTCTTGCTGCAATTTTGATGGCTCGAGCAATGGTTCTAAACAAAGAAGCAGGATCCACTGAAGACTTTTTAAAACTACTCAGTAGTATTAGTCGAGATCCTCCGATGCAGAAAAATGAAAAGGTACACTAATGAAAATCGCAATATGCTCAGATGTCCATCTAGAATTCGGACAACTGGATCTACAGAACACACAGAATGCTGAAGTCCTTATTTTATCTGGTGATATTTGTACTGCTGTTGACCTTCGTGTTACCGACAGTATTTTATCTTCTGCTAAAACTGATAGGTATCTTGAGTTTTTTACTGCTTGCTCTCGTAACTTTCCTCATGTGGTTTATGTTATGGGTAATCACGAGCATTACCATGGTGACTATGCTACTTCTATCGGCTATCTGAAAGATGCACTAAAGCACCTAGAGAACATTCATGTTCTTGACAAGGAAGTTTGGGATCATGGTGATCATCGTTTTATCGGTGGCACTCTTTGGACTGATATGAATGGTGAAGATGAGATGACCATGAATCATGTTTCTCGTCGGATGAATGACTTTCAGATCTGCAAGAATAGTCTACGGACTGTAAACTTCAGAACAGAGGAACCAACTCTTGATGAGAATGGTGAACATAAGAAACATGAAAATGGTGCTGGTATGTATCATGCCGTCTTCAAGACTCGTGAAGCATATTTGTCTCCGCAGGATGCAGTGGAAGACCACAAAGCAATGTTAAAGTTTATCGAGGATACCTATGAAGCTACTCCTCCATGGATGACGACTGTTGTTGTTGGACATCATGCTCCAAGCAAGAATTCCGAGCATCCTCGTTACAAGCATGATCAACTGATGAATGGTGCATACAATTCTCGTTTGGATCAATTCATTATGGATCGTCCAGGAATTAAACTCTGGACTCATGGTCACACTCATGAAGACTTCGACTACATGCTTGTTAGTTGTCGTGTTGTTTGTAATCCTCGTGGCTACATCAACTACGAAGATCGAGCAGATCGTTTCGAACTTAAATTCGTAGAGGTTTAGTATGAGTGATTACAATCCAGACAAATGGTTGATTGTTAAGATCACTGGACCAGATACTCCACCAGTCCATAAAGTGTTTGCTTGTTGGTATGGTGGTTATCTTGGTTCAGATTCTTGGAAACTCAATAGTGGCATTACAAGAGCATATGAAGAGAGTCATTGCTTCATGTTTGACGGAAGCAGTGGCTCTACCTATGCTTGTCATAAAGCATCTTATGGTGCAAGCAGTTATGGTTATGGTGTTCTTGAGAATATGGTAACCAAAGCACTTGCCAATAATATTACAATTGAAGTATTACCAGAAGAAACTAACTGGTTGGAGATTAACTATGAGTAAACCCACACACTGGACAATTACAGTTGAAACAGCAGATGATGGGAGTGGAGATTTAGTTCTTCCTCTTACAGATGAAATCATGGAGAGTGCTGGTTGGAAGATTGGCGATACACTCGAGTGGATAGATAATAAAAATGGCACTTGGTCAATAAAGAAAAAAGAAAATGAACCATCAACTAATCCCACTGAATGATAAGGAAGAAGCAATTCTTACCTTAATTCAAAGAGTCAACGATCTTGAGTATGAAAACTCAAATTTAAAAGAAGAAATTAAACAATTAAAATGGTCAATACAGGAGCAAGACTAATGCCAAAATTTACCTTTATTGGAGAACACACGAATCTTTACGGAAAACCAGATGGTACTAAAGTAACATATGAGTTTCAAGTTGATAGTATGAACGATATTCTGGAACACGCTGACTTGTTTATTCGTGGTTGTGGTTACATGCCACCTCCAGGGACATTAGATTATGTTGTTGAAGAATATTCTGACCATGGTGGTGGTTCTACTATGGAAGATTATCCAGAGTTATATGAAGCACAAGATTTACCCATTGGTAAATCACACCACTACTTCGACACCGAAAGGAACAAATAATGGGAATGCCACTTGATGTTTTAATGTTTCAACAAGCATGTGATCAGAAACCATCACCTGAAAATGCTGCATTATACAAATCTCTCATGGAAGAAGAGTTCAAAGAGTTCATTGATGCTCATTGGAATCGTGATGAGACCGAAATGCTTGATGGATGCATGGATTTAATCTGGGTTACGCTTGGGTTTTGTCACATGAAGGGTTATGATGTGCAAGGTGCATGGGATGAAGTGCTTCGAAGCAACATGGCGAAGGTTGATCCAGTTACTCGCAAGGTTACAAGACGAGAAGATGGCAAGATTTTGAAGCCTGAAGGTTGGAAAGAGCCTGATTTATCCAAATTTACAAAAAAGAAGTTGCCTTAAATTGAGTTTTGAGGTATAATTACATTATGATTACATTATACTTAGATATGGATGGTGTGCTTTGCAATTTTGACAAGGCATATCGCTCTTTACGCACACATGCAACTGACGGAAAACGATTCCGTGCAGCTGTTATGGACTATCACATCTTCGAAGATCTGGAATTTATGCCAGATACGCAAGAATTGTTGACTTATGTCAGTAAACTTGATAAAATCAACATTGAAATTCTGACTTCAATGGGTACTTTTGATGTTCAGCAAGGAAATGCAGCAAAATCACAAAAACAAAAGTGGTTAGACAAGTGGAACATTCCATACAAAGCCAATTTTGTTCGTTCCAAAGAAGAAAAATCAAAATTTGCTCATGATAGAGCAATTTTAGTTGATGATTCTCCAGGATGCATCAACCCATTCAATGTTAAAGGTGGACATGGTATCCTTCACACAAAATCTACTGAGTCTATCCAACAAATTCATGATACCATTCGTGGTATCAATGGATTGCACGCATTAAAATTTGGATGGGATTCTATGGGTTCTTATGCTTGACATTTTTGGACCAACATTACAATGGATAAAAGATGACTGGAATTCTAATCCCTTTAGGTTTGCTATTGAGTTGCTCGCTTGGGCTATTTCTATTGGTTGTAGTATTACGATGGCAGTCACAGTTCCCAATCCTCCTCTACTTCTACTATATCCTGTCTGGATTAGTGGCTGTGCTCTTTATGCTTGGGCTAGTTATACTCGGAAATCATTTGGCATGTTGGCTAACTACATCTTGCTCACTGCTATAGACACCTTTGGATTGATAAGGATGATTATATGATAGTTAAATTATTCCCAACGATAGTAGTTGATAATTTTCTGGAAAGTCCAGATTATGTTCGTAATAGAGCACTAAAGTTAGACTTTCATCCAACCGATGGCACATGGCCAGGAAAAAGAACATTGTCATTGAATCAATGTGATCCAGAGTTATTTGAATATTTGTGTAAAAAGTTTTTCTCTTTACACTATGATTTTTTAAATAGAGTTGACTGGAAACTAACTGCGCATTTTCAGTTAATAGAACCATTTGATGACGATAAACAACACACTTTTAATCGTGGATGGATTCACACAGACCATAATAAACTTTTAGCTGGAATTCTTTATCTAACACCCGATGCAGATCCTGATACTGGAACATCTTTGTTTAAACCAAAAACAGCAGAAATTGAAACTGCACTACTACTAGATGAACAATCTGAAAGAATTGACTTTTATAAAAACGACAAGAAAACATATTCGTCTAATAAACAAGATGCCAAAGAAGATTTATATAATGATAAACAAATTGATTTAGAATATTATAGCAAAAGATTAAATGAATTTAATTCTCAGTTTGATGAAACTGTTCATGTTAAAAACATTTATAATAGATTAATTTCTTTTGACGCTAATGAATGGCATGCTGCAAATAATTTCCAAACTGGAACAGGTTCTCGACTCACATTAGTATATTTTGTAGATAGTGTTGATTCTGTATCCATTCCTGCTCTTGAAAGAGTTAGACAATATAAAATATGAATATCTTTTATCTTCACGAAAATACTACAGAATGTGCAAGGCAACATCTTGACAAACATGTCGTTAAGATGATTCTAGAATATGCACAACTTCTTTCCACTGCTCATCGTTTACTCGATGGCTATGAGTATGAAGGTAAGTCTATTTCAGGTCGCAAAGCCATGAGATGGAAATTAGATGATGATCGTGAAGATAATTTGTATCTTGCATCACACATGAAACATCCATCTGGTATCTGGTGTCGTGAGACATCTGCCAACTACATGTGGTTATATTCTCTCTGGCGAGATCTCATGCAAGAATATACTTTTCGTTATGGTAAGCATCATGTTGCGGAAAGATTAATTCCTTTCCTTGATATTTTACCAACTAATATAAAAAATGGAGATATGACTCCAATGCCACAGTGTATGCCTGAAGATTATAAAGTTCCAACGAATTCTATTCAAGCATATCACAATTATTACATTAATGATAAGCAACCATTTGCTGTTTGGACGAATAGACCAATTCCAGAGTGGTATGTTTGTGAGTGGAAAGATAGAAACCACAAAGCAGTGTATCAAAAACAAAACGATAGAATAAAATTTAGGATGGTTCCAGCATAATGAGTTTAAATACATTTAATAACTACGGATTTATCGAGCATGTCTTTACGAACAAAGAATTACAACCAATTCGTGATGAGATTGATGAAATTCAAGCAGATTTTGACATGCATCAACCACAACAGTGGAATACTCGTCTCAGTGGCAATCTAAAAAGAGAATTTGCACTGCCAAAATCAATGGCACACGCAGAAAAGCTGATTTTACCACATGTTGAAGATTATGTTGAGTTTTTTAACTTCCTTAAAGACTCATTTCTTACAAGAGAAGAAGTAGATTTCAGTTTAAACTCTCTCTGGGTCAATTTTCAAGCAAAGAATGAATTTAATCCACTACATAACCATGATGGGTTCATGTCTTTTGTTATTTACACGAAAGTTCCATTTAAAATGAGAGATGAGTTGGCTGCATCTCCAGGAATCAACTCAAATAACAATGTTCCAGGTCATTTCCAGTTTTCTTACACTGGAATTCTTGGTGGCATCAGTAATCACTATGTTCCAGTTGACGAAAGTTACGAAAACACATTAATGTTGTTCCCATCCAAGTTAATGCACTGTGTTTATCCATTTTTTACATCTGACGAATACAGAATCTCCGTTGCAGGCAATATTTACTGTAATAGAAAGAAATCTGCCACTAAATAGAGTTGTGAGGAGAAATTATGCCAACATATAGTTTTAGAAATAGAGAAACAGGCGAAATACACGATGAGATCATGCGCATTGCTGCTCGAGAGCAATATCTACTAGACAATCCCCAATTAGAATCTATTATCACAAGTGCACCTGCATTTGCTGGGGATCATATCACTCTTAAAAAAGATACAGGTTTTAAGGAGGTACTACAAAGAATTCATTCTCTAACTCCAGGAAGTCAATTAGATAAAACATCATCCCAAATTTAAGGAATCATCAATGGCTCGCACATCAGCTGCTAAAAAAGTAATAGACATTAATCATAATGAAGAGCGTGACACGAAACCCATTGCCAGTAATCAATTAAGAATTAGACTAGATAACTTAAAGACATTCCAGCCACTAACAGACAATCAGAAGAAATTCTTTGACGCATACAAGCGTGGTGATTATTTTGTGGCACTTCATGGTGTCGCTGGAACAGGTAAGACATTCATTGCTCTCTATAAAGCAATTGAAGAAGTGCTTGATAAAAATAATCCATTCAGCAAGATTATTGTAGTTCGCTCTGCAGTTCAATCTCGTGAAATTGGTCATCTTCCAGGAGATGTAAATGAGAAGATGGAAATCTATCAGCAACCATATCGTCAAATCTGCGAGACTTTGTTTGGTCGCAAAGACGCATGGGATAGATTAGCAGAACAGCACCACATTGAGTTTATCTCTACTTCGTTTATTCGTGGTATGTCTTTTGATAATGCAATCATCCTCGTTGATGAAATGCAGAATTTAACATTCGAAGAAATTGACACAGTTATGACTCGTGTTGGTCATATGTCAAAGATCATCTGGTGCGGAGATTACCGTCAGACTGATCTAAATAAGAAAAGAAACGATATGTCTGGCATTCTGAAATTCTTTGATATTGCTATGCATATGGGTGCTTTCACTAAGATTGAATTCACTCCTGACGATATCGTTCGATCATCTTTGGTTAAGGATTATATTCTTGCCAAATTAAAGATAGAAGATATGGAGAACAAATGATTACAGCAGAACAATTTAAACATTTATTTCCTCGTGCGCAAGATCCAGCATCTTGGGTAGAGTCGATGAATAATGTATTCCCAACATATGATATCAACACACCACATCGTATTGCAGCATTCCTTGCTCAATGTGGTCATGAGTCTGGTGGTTGGACAGTATTCGAAGAAAACCTAAACTATTCCGCACAGGGATTAAATGGTATCTTCAAGAAGTATTTCCCTACACTTGAATCAGCACAACCTTACGCACGCAAGCCAGAGATGATTGCCAATAAAGTGTATGGTGGTCGCATGGGTAATGGACCAGAATCATCAGGTGACGGATATAAGTATCGTGGTCGTGGACCAATCCAGTTGACTGGAAAAGATAATTACAGAGCATTTGCGAAAGACATGTTTGAAGACTGGGAAAATCTATTTGATAATCCAGATTGGGTTACGAGCGATCGTGACTTCGCATTGATGTCAGCAATTTGGTTCTGGAATAAAAACAAGTTAAATGTTCAAGCAGACGCTGGTGACATTAAACTAATGACCAAGAAAATCAATGGTGGTTATATTGGTCTTGAAGACAGAATTAAACATTATAATGAAGCAATACATTTACTCACATAACTAGGAGAAATTAAAATGTTAGATACTCTATTTTGGGTGGCACTTGGTGCATTTGTTGGATGGAATTTTCCACAACCTTTCTGGGCTAAGATTATACAAGAAAAAATTCAAACACTGATCGCTAAAAAGTAATGGCTTACTCCGACAAAGTTCTTGATCACTACGAGAATCCAAGAAATGTGGGTTCTTTAGATAAAAACGATCTAACAGTCGGTACTGGAATGGTTGGTGCACCTGCATGCGGTGATGTGATGAAACTTCAAATTAAAGTTGAAGATGGAATAATCACCGATGCAAAATTTAAAACATACGGATGTGGCTCAGCAATTGCTTCTAGTTCACTTGTCACTGAATGGGTCAAAGGTAAAACTTTGGATCAAGCAATGGAGATTAAAAATTCTGCCATTGCAGAAGAACTTGCTCTACCACCAGTTAAAATTCACTGCTCCATACTTGCAGAAGATGCAATTCGTGCAGCAATCCACGACTATCAACTAAAGTGTTCATGCTCATGATTACCGTAACAGAAACAGCAAAGAAACAACTCGATGAGATCCTAATGGATGAACCGAATGGAAAATATGTAAGAGCATTTATCTCTGGAGGTGGATGCTCTGGTTTTAATTATGGATTTACTATTGAAGAGAACAAAGAAGAAGATGACTTCGTTATTGACAATCTTGTAGTGGATGTAATGAGTATGCAGTATTTTGAAAACGCTACTATAGATTTTACTAGTGATAAATTAAAAGGATCTCAATTTGTTATATCAAACCCAAATGCCAAATCAACCTGCGGATGTGGAAGCAGTTTCTCAGTCTAAAGTAAGAAACTTTATTCGCCATGATTTCGGTAAACTTGAACGAGACACGAAACCTGATGGTACAAGGTTATACAAAACCCCATCGGGTAAATCCTATCCCTCCGTTACGACAGTTACAGGATTGCACTCAGCGAAGGGAATCATGGAATGGCGAAAAAGAGTCGGAGAAGCAGAAGCCAACCGAATCTCTGGAAGAGCCAGTGCAAGAGGCACAAGAATTCACCAACACTGCGAAGACTTTCTCCTTGGAGAGCATGTTGAGCCAGATATGTTTGATGCAGAGATGTT